GAAACAGACAGGTAAACCGAACCACACCTTTTGGTCTGTTTTCAAGTTGGTTAAAAATGGGAAAGCGACAGACAGCAAACGTTAGCTAAAGGCGTGACATACCGGAGAGACGGTAAACTGCCGCGGTAGCTTAATAGGTAAAAGCAACCGGCTCATAACCGGATGATAGTTGAGTTCGAGTCTCTCCCGCGGCACCAATTCAAAGCGCATTCTACACAGACCGATCTAATGAGTGCGCACGGTTAAGGGAATGTTCTTGAGTGCGCTTTGAAATGGCAACAATAAAACAAATGAGGTTAAAACATGGAATATGTGACGATTTCCAAATCCGAATATGATTACTTGGTTACTCAAGCCAAGCGGATCAAATTCATTAATCATTACAGACCAACCATGGCAAAAGAAGCTGATACAGGAGAATACTCAATCTCTGTAGATACTATGGGCATCATTGATACCTTGCGATACAGCAGGGACATTGAGTGCATTGATCACGCAATTAAGGACGTGAGAGAAATGCAAAAAGCATTTTGGGTTTACGAAGAAACTGAAATTTACGCAGGGCGAACCATTGAGGAAATTCTTCATGCGTTTTATTCCGAAGAAGAGCGCGAGGAAATTTTAAGGGATAACCTTTATGGACAGGTTGATTTAAACAAAAAATACCCAGTCAAGGAAGACTCAAGCTCTATTGCAATAGAAAAAACCATTAAAGAATTGTTAGAAGAAATGGTTACTTTCCCGGATGTGGTTTTAACATCTTACGATTAATTATAAATGGCTCTTGTTTGTTATTTTTGTGTGTAGAAAATGAAGTGTTATTAAATTAATAAAAAACAAGGAGTCCGTTATGTAACCTTAACTCTTAATAAAGATGGGCTTTGTTTTAGTGTTGAGCCGCAAAATAAAGAATCAAACACTTATCTGGGTTTAATATGGATATTAAACTGGTCGAGCCGATTTAGTCACGGCTGACACCGCTCAAGACGAGCTTACTCAATTGGGATGACTACCCGCACTTTTGGTTATTCTCTTAGCCGAGCATGAAGGCTTAAAACTTATGCAACCTATAAAATTGGTTCCTTAGGTTTGCCCTCCTTTTACGGAGGGCTTTTTTTTGAGGTGAAAAATGAAAAACGTTATTGATTTTTTATTGTTTGTAATCGTTGTTGCAGCTTTTCTTCCTGCCGCAATGGCTTTGGTTTTACTTTAATCGAAGATCGAAAAAATGAAACAGTCACTAAAAACTTTAATTACCGCAGTTTTGGCATTTGCGCTTAGTTGTACCGCGTTATTTTGGCTCAACCCTGCTAACGCCGCCGAATATGCGACAGATTACAACGATGTTGAGGTAAGTGAGCAAATCAGCGCGGAAACCATTGCGAAAGCAAAAGCCGAATGGATTGCTGAATTTGGTGATGCACAGCCGAATTTAACCGCAGAATCGCAAGAATATCTCGAAAAAACGACCGCACTTTTACAGGAAAAACGCAATGGCAAAAATTAGACGTGGGTCGGTATGGGATTTTGATAATCCTGACGATTATTACGAACAGTTTGAGACGCAACCGCAGAACGATGATTTTGATGATGACACGCAAGACATCGATGACGATTGCGAATATTGGAAAAGTGGTTGCTATGGGAGAGGATAAAAATGACAGCCGAATTTAATTTAGTTTTAACAACCGAAAGTAAAGTGTTATCCACAAATATTGTGGAGTTTGAAAAACAAGCTGAGCAATTTCTTGCAACGCTCACGAGCAAGTTTGAAACAGATGATGACTTTGCGGCCGCAAAAGAAGAAGTCAAAACTTTGAAAGAGGTTGAAGATAAAATCCGTGCGGCGATTAAGTCGGCACAAAGCGGTGAGATTGCTGCATTAATCACCTCCGCTGAAAACATTGCGGAGCGGTTTAGACAAGAGCGTTTGGCACGTGACAAGCTGGTTAAATTAAAAGAATCAGAAATTAAGCAAAACATTATCAATGGCGCGCTTGATGAAATTTCGGAAATCCGTAGTAAGTACGAAAGTTCGGTCTCTCTTGCGCTTGAGCAAACTATGCCGAAATCAGCGATAACAAACCGCCTCGAAGAGGCAACAAAAAACAAAAGAAAGCTTGATGGGTTAGTAAAATCGGTTAATGCCGAAAAAACGCTAATTCTTGCCGAATTAGCCCAAGAATCTGCACGAATTACAGCGCGTTTAAAAATGATTCCGGTTGCCTATGAGCATTTATTTAGAGACGCACTGCAATTAGTTGCCGGCACGGACGATCTTGAGCCAATTATTGCTGATCGAGTAAATGCCGAACAACAGCGTGAGGCAGAGTTAAAAGCAAAAGCCGAAGAAGATGCCAAAGCAAAAGCGGAATCGCAAGCCGTTGCGTCCGAAACAGAAACGCAAAGTGCGGTAGAAAAAACACAAGAAAATTCGACCGCACTTTCTGATGACGAGCCGACATTTAACTTTGAAATCCGCATTGCATTTACCGGCACGCAAGAACAAGCAATCGCCTTGGCTCGCAAAGTTAAAGCGCAGTATGGCGACAATGTATCACTTAAAAAAATGAATTAAAGGATAAAACGAAATGACATTACCAGCAAACACTCAAACCGCACTCAAAGAAAGAAATATCGATCTTGCCGTTTGGAGTACGCTACAAAATAGCGTATTCCCCGGTGCTAAAGATGAAAGCATTATTCTGGCGGTAGATTATTGTAAGGCTCGCAAGTTAGATATTCTAAAAAAACCATGCCATATCGTTCCAATGAACGTAACCGACGCAAAAACAGGCAACAAGCAATGGCGCGATGTGATTATGCCGGGCATTTACGAACAGCGTATAACAGCTTTCCGCACGGGACAAATGGCGGGGCAAGATGATCCGGTCTTCGGAGAGATTATATCTTTTAATGGCATGGATGTCCCCGAATGGTGTCGAGTTACTGTCTATCGCTTTATCAATGGCGAGCGCTGTGCGTTCTCGCACACTGAGTATTTTACCGAAGCCTGTGCGACTACTAAGGATGGCAAGCTGAATTCGGTGTGGAGCAAGCGTCCACGCGGTCAATTAGCCAAATGTGCAGAAGCTGGGGCATTGCGAAAAGCTTTTCCTGATGAGCTTGGTGGAGTGATTACTGCGGATGAGGTAAACGAAGATCAGATTAATCCACCTGAAGATAAATCAAATATCATTAATGGACAAAGCGTCGAATTGGTTACGGATGAGCAAATTGAACAGATTAAAAATCTAGTTGAAGTTACCAATTCTGACATAGTTGGTTTATTAGCCGCCGCCGGTAATGCACCAAGTATTGAGCAAATTCACAGAATTTATGCTGAACGCATAATTAATAAACTGCTAGATAAGCTAAATAAGCAACAATCCAAAGATGATAATTTGGGTGAGGATATTCCCGTATGATTGACGGATTAATAACGCTTGATTGTGAACAAGGCTCGGAAGAATGGTTAAAAGCCCGTTTAGGTATACCAACGGCAACGGGCTTTGAAAACATTGTGACGACAACCGGTAAAAAATCAAGTGCGCAAATCAAGTACATGGCGGAGCTAATCGAAGAAAGCATAATTGGACTACAAGACGAATCTTTTAAGTCTCGATTCATGGAGCGAGGGAATCAACTTGAGCCGCTTGCCCGCTCCGCCTATGAATTCATCACGGGAAATGCCGTAACGCAAGTCGGAGGCGTGTATTTGGATGAAAACAAGGAAGTGATGGTTAGCCCTGATGGGCTAATCCCCGAACTCAAAAAAGGACTTGAGATTAAATGCCCAAAAATGAGTACACATATTCGTTACTTATTAGAGGGTGGCTTGCCATCTGAATATGTAATCCAAGTGCAAGCGAATTTGTGGGTGATCGGCTATGAAACATGGGATTTTGTGAGTTATTGCCCAGAATATCAAAAGCAAACGCTTTATTTGTTTACGGTTGAGCGTAATCCATTGCTCATGAGTGCGTTTGATAAATTAATTCCGCAATTTTTAAACACATTGAGGGCTTATAAAAATGGTTAGAAAGATTATACAAATATCTGAAAGTGTAGTGCCAGAAACACAATTCCATCAGTTATTTTGGTCATTAACAGCACTATGCGATGATGGGACACTTTGGAATAAATCAGCAATTAAGGACGATTGGGTTCAAATTCCTAACGTACCACAAGACAAAACACCCGAAGCCACTAACAAATAGTGGCTTTTTTATTATCCAAATTAATGAGGTCAAAAATGAAAGAGCAACAAAAGAAATACGAGTTAACCAGTGAATTTATTGAGCATTGGAGCGGTAAAAAGCTATACCGAATTAGAGCTCTAGTTTCGTTTGGCGTAGTAGTGGCGGGACAACTTGGTGGGTTTGTTGAGTCAGAAAAAAATTTAGATCAGTCATTATCAGGTAACGCTTGGGTGTCCGGTAACGCTTGGGTGTACGGTAACGCTTGGGTGTACGGTGACGCTCGGGTGTCCGGTAATGCTCGGGTGTACGGTGACGCTGAGGTGTACGGTGACGCTGAGGTGTACGGTAACGCTGAGGTGTACGGTAACGCTGAGGTGTACGGTAACGCTGAGGTGTACGGTAACGCTCGGGTGTACGGTAACGCTGAGGTGTCCGGTAACGCTGAGGTGTACGGTAACGCTCGGGTGTACGGTAACGCTGAGGTGTCCGGTGACGCTCGGGTGTACGGTAACGCTTGGGTGTACGGTGACGCTCGGGTTAGATCTTATGCGGTAATTTCCGAGCGGGAAATGGTTTTTGGGGCAACTAATGTCGGTTCGGAAAACGGCACACTAACCGTGTTTAACGGCAAAGACGGACTAATTGTAACGCGTGGTTGTTTTACTGGCACGGTTGATGAGTTTTTAGCAAAATCCGCCGAAGTACATGATGATAAAACAAAAAATGAATACAAATTGTTGATTGAAGTAGCAAAAAGTCGAATCTTAGGTGTTAAAGATGAATGAAATTAATATCAATATCCCATACTCAAGATTTGTAGATATTTTCTGCTGCTATTTTTATGTGCGTATGAATAGTGGTGACCCATCGGCTGTTACTCGGGCGTTAGATGACGCTAAATATAGTTGGCTTATGTTTGGCTCTGAGTTGCGAAATGACATTATCCGGACGGCGGAATCAGCAAACTATCCTGCGGTAGTTAA